TAACAAAACAAGTTGTTGATATTGCTCGTCCACAAGTAAGTTTCACAGAAATTCCACTAGACATTTACAACAGTAAAGTGTATCTAGCTGGTAAGCATGAGTGGCAAACTACAACTGTTAACTTACGTGACGATGCCGCCGGCAACGTTTCTAAGTTAGTTGGCGAACAATTACAAAAGCAAATGGACTTCGTTGAGCAAGCATCAGCGGCGACCGGTCAAGATTACAAGTTCCAAATCAACTATGAAATCTTAGATGGTGGTAACGGTACATTAGTTCCTAACGTTTTAGAAACATGGGAATTGTATGGATGCTTCATCCAAACTGCAAACTATAACACTATGAACTACGGTACTAACGAAGCAGCTACTATTAGCTTGACTATCCGTTTTGATAACGCAGTTCAATCACCGTTGGCTTCTGGTCTAGGTACTTCTGTTGGTCGTGCATTCGGCGGAACAGCAGTTACTGGTATCGGTCGTTAATAAGGAAGATTATGGGATGGTTTGGTGACCAACTGAAAAGTGCCGGAGAGTCATTCTTCGGTAATGAATACTTGCGTGACTATCAACACGCAAGTAAGACCTTCAGAACTGATGGCTATGCATATAGTCCTAAGTTTAAGTTTTTATTTCATGTCTACTTTGACATCAATAAAAGCGGCATCGGATCGTTCGGTAAATTCCCCGAAGATAGTAATTTTGGGTTAGCTGTAAAAACAATGCAGCTACCTAAATTTACATTCGACACACATTCGTTAAATCAATACAATCGTAAACGCTTAGTTCAAACTAAGGTTAAATACGACCCTATACAAATTACTTTCCATGATGATAATAAGAATCTGATTCGCTCATTGTGGTACAATTATTATACCTACTATTACAAAGATGCGACACATACTGATCCATCTACACAGACTACCTCTAAGAATGCGCCCAAGCCTGGCACAAATGCATCAATCTTAGAAAAGAATCTGTATTCAAAATCAATCTCGGGCAACGATGATTGGGGATATGTAGGTGAAAGCTCTCAGACTGACCAATATGCAGGATTTGATGACGGTGCAATCGGTGCGAAACCGAAGCCTGCATTCTTCAACTCGATTAGTATATACGGTTTCAACCAGCACAGCTTTGCGTTATACAAACTAATGAACCCTATCATTGACAGTTTTGCACATGACACTTACAATTATTCTGAAAACTCTGTAATGGAGAATCAGATGACTGTTAGTTACGAAACAGTCAAATACTTTGAAGGTGCATTGAACGGAAAGAATCCTAGTGAAGTTGTAAAAGAGTTTGGTACTTCTGCACACTACGATACTACTACTAGCCCTATCGCAAGACCTGGCTCTAACGCATCTATCATGGGTCAAGGTGGATTAGTTGACGCTGCTGGCGGACTAATGGATGACTTAGAAAGCGGCAACTGGTTAGGAGCTATCCAGACAGTTGGTAGAACTGCGAAAACCTTCAAGGGCAAAGACTTAGGCAAGTTAGCAGTTGGTGAGGCAAAAGGTGCCGCACTTAACGCAGCTAATAAAACACCTAACTCACGCGGCTCTACAATTTTCCCCCTATAAAATCATAATAAATACTATTATTAGGAATAGTTATGGCATTAATAGACGGCGCAAAAACACAGTTAGACAACACCGCACGAGTGTTTGATAAGTTTTACGAGTTTGACGCAACCGTAAACGCTAACGAATATGATATCATCTTCTCATATTTTTTCTCAGTTTCCAACAACACTGATGTAGCAGGTAACTTTACTGCTATGCTTTTCAGAATTGCAGGCATCACTGGTATTAACTCACTTGAGTTATTGAATGATATCAAAGGCACTACCAAGTTAGAAACAAACGCTTTGATAGCATATTACTTAAACAACCTTAAGTCAAAAACTAGTCTATACGGTATAGGTGCAATCCCTACACCTAATCAGACTGTGCAAAGAAACGTAGTTATCTAATGGCAAAGTTTGCTCAAGGGATATACACTCCCACTAATCCAGCTAAGTATGTAGGTAATAACAGACCTAAGTATAGAAGTGGATGGGAGTTTACCTTTATGCAATTCTGTGATAGGAATGATAGCGTATTACAGTGGGCTAGTGAATCTATTTCTATCCCCTACAGAAGCCCATTAGACGGCAAGATGCACACATACATTCCTGACTTCTTTATTGTATACCAGAATAAGTTTGGTAAGCAAATAGCTGAAGTAGTCGAAATCAAACCTAAGAAACAAAGTCTAATCGAAAGCAAAGTAGCTAATGCAAGAGATAGAGCTGTTGTAGCAGTCAATCATGCTAAGTGGGCAGCAGCAATGGCATGGTGCAAACAAGCAAGACTGACATTCAGGGTCATCACCGAAGATGACCTTTTTCATCAGGGAAAACGCAAGTAATAAATACTACTATTATAGGATAGTAGAATGACAAAAAAACTCAGCGAACTTTTCGAACTTCCAGAAGACACTCAAATTAGTATTAACGATGAGGTTAGTGTAACTGATGCCCAAGAAGTTACGAATGATGCCCTGACTAGTTTAGAAAAGATTGAGAATGCATTAACCGAAGTAAAAGGGTTAGAAGCAAGCGACAATGAAATGGATGAGCTTGCTGAATTAGCAACAAGTAGCTATAAAGACCTAATGGACCTGGGAATGCAAGTAGATAGTCGATTTGCAAGTGAAATCTTCAATAGTGCAAGTTCATTCTTAGGACATGCAATCACATCAAAGACTGCAAAAATCAACAAGAAACTAAAAATGCTTGATTTGCAGATGAAAAAAGCACAAATGGATCATAAAATTCAATCATCTAAGGGACCAGAAGAGATTGAAAACACCCCATTGGGTGAAGGCAGCTTAGTTGACCGCAATGAGTTACTCAGACAAATCCTGGGAAACAAAAAAGCAGATAATGAATAAATAATATATCAGGAATAAAAAATGAAAAGCCTACGACAATATCTAATCGAAAGCGTACAAACATACAAGTACACTATCAAAATCGCCGGTGACCTAGATAAAAACTTCATCGACTTGTTTAAGTACAACCTTAACAAGTTCGATCCTGTTAAAATCGAGGACGCTAAGACTACTCCTATTCAGAAAAGCCCAATGGGTTTTCCTGATTTATCAAATGAGTCAGTCACTATCATCAAAGCTGAATTTAAATATCCTGCAACAGAACCTCAGATTCAACAAATCGTTCAGTTATTGGGTAAGAACATCAATTCAGTACGTGTACATACCACTGACTATGATGAGAGCATCAATGCAGAGAATGACAAGTATGCAAATCAGCCTGAAGTTCTTTTACTAGAACCTAATCTAGAAGATGACGGTAAAGAAGCAAGTAAAGAATATGCTAATCAATACTTAGATAAAGTTGTTCCTAAGAAGCCTAGTATCGACTACAAGTTTGATGCAAAGGCAACTCCTACAGCACCAAACAACATTAAAGATGGCATTCAGACTAAGAGTCCAATGAGCAACATCACTTTACCAGCAAGACCGTCTACTGGAGCTCGTAAATAAAATGGTTGACTTCACTGCCAAACAATTATCATGGATCGTTATTAGTGCATGTGGTATAGGTGGCGGTGGCTACCTTACAATCGACAGCAAGATTAAAGAAGTTGACAATAAGTTAACTATTAATGCTGTTCGTCAAGAAGGCATGAATGACAAGATGGCTGAGTTATCAAAACAACTTGGTCGAATTGAAGATAAATTAGACAAAAGAAAATAAGGACACGACATGAGAGATTTATTGAAATCACTTTCGATTTTAAGCGAAGCTGAAACAACAGACACGAAAACAGGTCGTGTTCACAAAGGTGACTACGGTAACAAGCACGGAAAAGAAGAAGTTCGTGACCAATACGGTAGTAAAATTGGTAGCGTTGACCACGACAAAGCGGGCAAAGCTACTGCACCTAAAGGACGTGGTCGTCCTAAAAAGGGTTCAGATGAAACCGGTGAAGTCAAAAAGTACGATACTAGTGCATTAGACAACATCTTAGGTGGTAAGAAACCATCTAAAGAAGTCGGTAAAGTTTCTAAGAAGAACTCGTTGAAAGAATACATTGATTCTGTACAGACATCATTGGTTGAAGGTGAGACTATTGAGAAGAAAGGTGGACGAGTCCACAAAGGTTCTTATGGTACATCATACGAAGCAGGTGATGAAGGCGTAAAGAAACAAGAAACAAACCGTGGTCGTGGTCGTCCAAAGAAAGATGCTGACGAAACCGGTGAAGTCAAGAAGTATGACACTAAATCATTAGGTAATGTATTTGGTGGCGGCAAAGCCCCTTCTAAGTCTGTAGGTAAAGTATCAGCTTCTCATAAACTAAAAGAAACTGACAACCAAATTCAAATCAAACCAGCAAGCCAGACTAATACTCAAGTTATCCAACAAGGTACTAAGACATTAGGTACAGTTTCAAACCCACAACTTGCTAATCAGATTAAGCAATCAATCGGTAACGGTGAAATGACATTAAATCCTGATGAAGAAATGAATGAAGATGAACTAGATGAGTTCATCGATGTAGATACATTGAATCAGTTAGCTTCTCATCCAATGGCAGGTACATTAGCTGCTGCTGGTGGCGCAGCTTTAGGCGGCGCAATCGGTGGTGCAGTGAAAAAAGCCGGTGATTGGTACGCCAACAGAAAAGAACAACAAGCACAGCGTAATCAACAAACTCGTATGGCTGAAGGTAAAAAGCCAGACTTCTTAGATGTTGACAAAGATGAAGACAAAGAAGAATCTTTCAAGAAAGCTGTCAAAGATAAAGAAGCTAAGAAGAAAGTAGACGAGTCTATTTCTCTATCTGAGAGCCCAGAAACAATGCAACACATCATTAGTAAGTATAAGCATGAAGTTAAGCAATTCATCAACGGTGAAGAATTAGACCATGACTTGTATGAAGCATTGTTTGACTACTATTTCAATGCCGGTGAAATGCCATACGGTACAGCAAAAGGTCGTACAGGTGATCCATATGAGTGGATCTCAGAC